TGGTGACGTTGCGCCGCTTGCGCTATCGTGTTTGTAAATATCCATGTTGACCTCACTGCTAGTTCTGGTAAGGTAGCTTAATGTCTACAAACGGTCAACAGCTAAAGTTGAGAAAAATTATGACACTGAAAGAATATATACAAATCAACAGGATAAGCCAAGCTAGGTTTGCTAGGCGTTGTGGTATATCGCGGTCAGCCATCAATCATTTTATAGCTGGCAGACGGTATCCAAATCCTGAAACCATGCGTAGGATTCTATTGGCTAGTAATGGTGAGGTAAAACCAAATGATTTCTTTAACGAGACAATGTTATCGGTGCAACGGTAAGGGTTTCCGCTACGTCACAGATTGGTTTGATCCTACTGATGTAGTGCCGGAAGACTGTGATCTTTGTAATGGCACTGGCAAGCTACCGCCAGAAACCACAGAGGGTGATGGCAGACTGGCTCGACTTGCGGCGGCTGATTTATGCTTGCGGTGTGAAACCTTTTTGGATGGCAACCTGACTTGTCCGGTTTGCAAGCTGGTGTATGGACAAAGACATGACTAAGCAAGACAACTTTCGCGTACCAACAATGGAAGAAATCATAGAGGCTTTGCGATTGCCAGAAGTTGAGCAGAAACTTGACAGCCTTGGCCGTGTCTCTCGTAAAAAGAACCCTGCCAAAAGCGTGTTGAAGTGGAGTCCTGACGATGACTGATAGCAGACAAAAAGGCGCGGCGTTTGAGCGTCAAATTGTAAACTATATCAAAGACCATCTTGGCGAATCATTGCCTGAGTTGCCCAAAAGAAACCTCTCTCAATACCAAGTAAAAGGTGAGGCTGATATTGTAATCCCCAGATGGTCGATTGAGTGTAAGGCTTACGCCTCTGGTGCAACTTACAAACAGGCATGGTGGGAACAGGCTTGTGAATCTTCTGGTGATCGCTTCCCCGTGCTCATTTACAAGTTTAACAACCGCCCAATCCGTTGTGTAATTCAGTTGATGGCGGTGTGTCGCTCTTTCTCTTATAATCCGCAGCTTGTTGCAGAAATGTCACTACCAACCTGGGTTCAAGTGGTGCGTGAATCGTATGGGGTTGACAAGAAAAATTGACTTGATAAAATCGAGCTTGCTCGTTCCTTAAAGCAATGCTTAAATAAAGCATGCTCCGATAAAGCCTGCTCAAATAAAGCATGCAAAACAATCCAATTGTAAATAAAAAAAAGCATAGCTAAGTGTTAAGGCTATGCTTTAAAGATATTGCCACGCGGCTATGCTATATTATGCTTTTTGAATAGCGGCAAAAGACTCTGCTTTCTCCATTTGTTGTACATATCTTTTGGCAAATCTTTTGCACTACCAAGCATATGCCACATATCACCGTTTTCATCTTGCCATACGAAATAACCAAAACCGCTTGGCGGCAAGTGATCGGGTTCTAAATATCTTCTTTTCATTGATTCAACTCCCTCTCTCTTGCTAGTCGCTCTTTCTCTTTTAGACAGTTATGTAGCTTGGTTACAGTGTCTGGCACATGCGTTTTGCCAGATTCATAATTACGAATTGTTCTTGCTATTACGCCTAGACGCTGCGCCATTTTCTCTTGACTGAGACCTAGCTGTAGACGTTCAAGCTTGATTTTTTTTGCATCCATGTTATTGTCCTATCTGCATGTGTAACCTCATTGTTTTCATGCCTTGTTGATTTTGCTAGTTGACGAGTGAGAGCCGCCAAAGCGCAATGCCTTGGCGGTTTCTCTTTTTCTATGCAGCACTCCTGCTTTCCATGTACTGCTTCCAATCCATTGAGCAAGCTATGCCCCATTGTTCAGTGCCTAAATCCCAGAACAAAATGCAATTCTCATGGCTAGACAAAACTTTGTAAGCTATTATTGCTTCTATTTGACTGTCATAGAAAAACATTG